TTGAGTTCCTAGAGTCCTTTGACTGTGTAGTAATTAACTTTGATAACGATAAGGTTGGGCAGGAGTCAGCACAGAAAGTTGCTAGATTATTCAAGCCGGGTAAAAGTAAAATAGTACAGTTGCCCGAAGAGTTTAAAGATGCCAATGATATGCTTAAGAAGAATCGTGGCGCGGCATTCATGTCAGCTTGGTGGGCAGCGAAGACTTATACTCCAGCAGGTGTTCTTGACATGACTGATATGGAGGAGGAGTTCTTTACTGATAACGAAAAAGAATCTATCCCCTATCCTTGGCAGGGCTTGAACGAAAAGCTCTATGGACTGAGGCAAGGTGAGCTAGTCACTATCACTGGTGGTACAGGCTTAGGTAAGTCTAGTGTTACCCGTGAGTTAGAACACTGGATACTTAAAACAACCAAGGATAGCTTAGGTATCTTAGCACTAGAGGAAAACTGGAAGCGTACAATGTATGGCTTACTTTCTATTGAGGCCGACAAGAGGTTGTTTGTAAAACAGATTAGAGATGAGTTATCTAAAGAGCAGCAAAAAGAATACTATCACAATCTCTGTAAGGGTGATAACGAAGGTAGATTGATTATACATTCTCACTTAGGTGTTCAGGATATAGATGAGATATTCTCTAAGTTAAGGTACATGATCATTGGCCGTGATTGTAAGTGGGTTATTATTGATCACTTAGGAATGATGACTTCGGCACTCGCTGAAGGTGATGAGCGTAGAGCCATTGATAATATTATGACTCGCCTTAGATCTCTAGTAGAAGAGACAGGTGCTGGAGTTATTCTGGTGTCTCACCTACGGAGGATCGAAGGTAACAAGGGCCATGAACAAGGCGTTGAAGTATCTATGTCACACCTTAGAGGTTCAAACGGTATCGGTCAGATATCAGACTGTGTGATTGCTCTTGAGCGTAACCAACAATCTGATGACCCTATTGAAGCATCAACGACACGTATGAGAATACTTAAGTCTAGATATACTGGAGAGGTGGGCTTGGCAGGACACTTGCTTTATGATAAAGAGACAGGTAGGCTTACTGAGACATTCAGAGAAGCTCACGAGGAAGTAGAACTTTGAAAAGAGAACTTGTTTTTGATATAGAAACAGATGGCTTAGTCTCTACTCGTGTCTGGTGTATATGTGCAATAGATATAAACACCGGACAAGAGTATACATTTGGCCCCGATGAATTACAGGAGGGCTATGCTTTCCTACACGCTGCTGATAAGTTAGTAGGTCATAATATAATTGGCTTTGATATACCTGTAGTCGAGAAGTTTTCTGGCTTGTCCCTACAGCACATCAAGTTAGTTGATACCCTTGTACTTTCAAGATTGTTTAATCCTGTAAGAGAGGGAAATCACGGCCTAGAGAGATGGGGCTATGTGTTAGGTGATCACAAGATTGATTTCGACGAGTATGATACTTACTCTCAAGAAATGTTAGACTATTGTATGCAAGATGTTCGGCTGAACTTAAAAGTATTCAATGCTTTGAAGCGGGAGAGTAAAGGCTTTAGTCCAGAGAGTGTACATATTGAGATGGAAACATTTAAAATTATATGTACTCAGAGAGAGACAGGCTTCATGCTGGACATACCTAAGGCTGAGAAATTATTATCAGAGCTTAATGGTAAGATGGCGGAGGCAGAAGACAAAGTACATGCTAGGTTTGTACCTAAGAGTGAGCGTATATTTATTACTGCTTTGTATAATAAAGACAACGCCTTATCTAAGAAAGGAAGGTTGAAGGATGGTAGGGGGACAAGACTTACTGACTCGGAATACATTGAGATCGAAAAGAGTGTGAAAGCTGGTAGCCTTGGGATATACAGAGATATAATTAGGAAGGACTTTAATCTAGGCTCACGTAAGCAGATAGGTGAATACCTTATTTATTTCGGTTGGAAACCTAAGGCATTCACACCTACTGGTCAACCACAGGTAGATGAGAAGATACTTTCTAGAGTAAAAGATATACCCGAAGCAGGTATGATAGCTGACTACCTTATGTACCAGAAGAGAATAGCACAGATAATGTCTTGGCTAGATAAGTGTGAAGATGATTCCAGAGTGCGAGGGTTTATAAACAGTAACGGTACTATCACAGGACGTATGACCCACAACAGCCCTAATCTAGCACAGGTTCCTAACAGTAAGTCTCCTTATGGTACAGAGTGTCGAGCCTGTTGGATAGTACCTAAGGATCGTAAGCTGGTGGGTATTGATGCTTCAGGGCTGGAACTTAGAATGTTAGCTCACTATTTAAATGACGAGGGGTATACAAATGAAATCCTTAACGGAGACATACACACCGCTAATCAAAAACTTGCGGGACTTGAATCAAGAAATCAGGCTAAGACATTCATCTATGCCCTCCTCTACGGAGCAGGAGATGCAAAGCTTGGTAGTGTGGCTGGAGGAAGTAGATCTGTTGGCAAACGACTTAGAAAATCTTTCTTTGATAATCTCCCAGCATTCAAGGCTCTTAAGAATAGCGTTGCGAGAGAGGCAACAAGAGGTTTTGTCAAAGGGTTAGATGGTAGAAAAGTATTTGTTCGTTCAGAACATGCTGCATTAAATAGTTTACTACAGAGTGCAGGGTCATTAGTTATGAAGAAAGCTGTTATCTTATTCAATGCTAAGTTGAAAGGTGTGGCTGCCGACTTTGTAATGAATGTACATGATGAGTGGCAGGTTGAGGCAGATACAGAGCAAGCAGCGTTAGTAGGTCAGCTTGGTATCGAGTCTATCATAGAAGCTGGTGTTGCGTTTAATCTTAATTGTCCTTTAGATGGAGAGTATAATGTCGGAAACAATTGGTCAGAAACACACTAACTATCCTTACAGTAGGTATCTAGAGAATAAATCTAGAGTTACTATAAAAGGTAACAGATATAGACTAGGTAATATTCATCACCCCTATCATTCTATTTATAAGAGCCAAGGAATGTCAGTCGCCCTTGAAGCGATGGGCTTAACACTCCTTGAGAACATAAAGACTACCATTGATAATCTCTTTTCAGAAGTAAAAGAAGGTGAAGTATACGTTATGACAAACCCTTCCTTTGGTGGTTGGCTTAAGATAGGCATGGCTATTAACAGTAAAGATAGAGTTAATCAGTTTCAAACTGGCTCACCACATAGAAATTACAAGCTTATAAAATCTTATAAAGTTCCAGACAAACGAGAAGCTGAGTTAGAAATACATAACCTTTTAGAAGAGAAGTTCAGACGTAAGGGTGAGTGGTTTAAATGCTCCTACGAAGAAGTGGAAACTCTTTTAGAAAATCATTTTAAAGTAAGGGGCGCACAACTTGAACTCTTCTAAAAACTTAGATACATTAGTCGCTGATATATACGAAAGTCTTACGCCCTTGTGCGACAACGAAGGTATAGATATTCCCGATGAAGCTATCGACAAGCTATGTGAGAATATTAAAGTAGTATTCAAACAGTGGCAGAACCCCCCAGAGCGTAATAAGAACTTCACATTACGCATGTCTAATATAGGTAAACCTTCTAGGCAGCTATGGTATGAGAAGAAATTACCGAAAGGTAAAGAAAAGATTACTCCTTCTACTTTCATTAAGTTTATGTATGGACACTTACTTGAAGAAGTCCTACTGTTTTTAGTCTCTATTGCTGGACACAAGATAGAGGCTGCTCAGAAAGAAGTACTAGTCAATGGTATCAAAGGACATATGGATTGTAAGATTGATGGGGAAGTAATTGATATTAAGACTGCTTCAGGTAGAGCCTTCCAAAAGTTTTCTAATGATACCTTGGCACAGGACGACCCCTTCGGTTACATCGCTCAGTTATGTGGGTACGAAGAAGCTGAAGGTACTGACAATGGAGGCTTCTTAGTTATCAATAAAGAGACAGGTGAACTCACACTTCATCGACCTGAAGAGTTAGATAAGATAAACGTAGTAGATAAAATAGATCATTTGAAACATGAAATGTCTCTTGATACCCCTCCAGAGAAATGTTATTCTACAGTGCCTGAGGGTAAGTCAGGTAATATGAAATTAAATAAAGGCTGCTTTTATTGCTCTTATAAGTTTGAATGTCATACAGACGCTAATGATGGTAAAGGGCTAAGAGTATTTAAATATTCTAAAGGCCCTACCTATCTCACCACAGTTAAAGTTGAACCTAGAGTAGAGGAAGTTATATGAACTCTAAATTATGCAAGCGTGTATCAAGACACACTGAAGTTATTCTATTAGAATGGCTGAGAGGCTTGGTTCCTGATGAGGATAGAGCTAATGTTACACCCTCTAATCTGGCTTCTCTGCTACCACCTACTGATTACTTCTATGTTAATCGCCAGATATGGATGAGCTTCTATAGTCCTCGATGGGTTCGGCAGTCTATTAAGAAACTAGTACGTCTAGGCTACATCGTAGAGCATATCACTATGAAAGACTTAGAAACGTTTGTGAGAAAAGCGGAGAGTCAAAATCAAGACGCAGAATAAAGCGCGTAACGGCTGGCGTAAAGCTAGAGTACCACGCCCAAAGAAGTTAACCAGTGATGGCGGTAGTAAATATGATTCAATCTGGGAGATGCTTTTACATGAATCAATCTTAAAAGATTGGGAACATCATGTTGATAAAGTATCTTACGTCATTGAGCATAAATACGAGCCTGACTTTGTACGTGTAGTAGAAGGTAAGAAAATATTACTTGAGTCCAAGGGTAGGTTCTGGGACTTTGCAGAGTACAACAAATACATTTGGGTTAACAAATACCTTCCTGAAGATACTGAGTTAGTCTTTTTATTTGCAAACCCTTCCTCACCTATGCCAGCAGCCAAGAGACGTAAAGACGGAACTAAGCGATCTCATGCTGAGTGGGCAGAGGCTAATGGGTTTAGATGGTTTAGCGAAGAAACAATTCCTGATTCGTGGATTGACTCTAAAGCTAGAGAGACTAAGGAGTATAAGAAACGTAACAATAAATTAAAGGTTAAGATGCAATGAAAAAAAGACTAGTTGATGTTACACCTGAAGAGTGGGATAGAATGGAACCTGCTGAGTTTCAGAGTATAGAGCATCTTTTAAATCATCCAGAGCCTCATAAGTTTGATACTGTGGAAAACCCAGAGCATTATAACAACGGTAGTATAGAGTGCATAGATTCTATGGAGGCTATGCTTTCAACTGATGAGTTCATTGGTTACTTGCGCGGTAACTCACACAAGTATAGGTGGAGGTTCAGATACAAAAATAAACCTATAGAAGATTTAAAGAAAGCCCGTTGGTACGAAGATAGACTTCTTAAATTCCTGCTGGAGAACGAGGATGTCGTGGGATAGAAAAACAGAAAGATCTGAAATGTTTCATAAAAAAAACAAAGCTAAAGATAAGAAACAAAATAAAGCACGTACCAAGGGGTACAAGCAAACTAAACTAAGGGATGAAGATGACAGTAGTGACATCAAAGATTGGCAAGCAGGATTATCTAGGGATTCAGATTGATTACTCTAGAGAAGATGATCTTGATAAGTTCTCTCTGGAAACTTTAAAAGATAGATACTTCTGGGAAGACGAGACACATGCTCAAGAAGCATTCGCAAGGGCTTCGGTCTACGGTGCAACGTATCGAGATGTCACTGACTACGATCTTGCACAGCGCCTATACGACTACAGTAGTAAGAGTTGGTTCGGCTTCAGTACTCCTATACTCAGTAACGGGGGAACTAAACGTGGGTTGCCTATTAGTTGCTTTCTTAATTATGTACCTGATTCACGCGCTGGTCTTTCTTCCCACTATGATGAGAACATTTGGTTAGCTAGTGGAGGCGGAGGACTAGGCGGGTACTGGGGAGATATTAGAAGTAATGGCGTTTCTACTTCCAACGGTAGTCAGTCTACAGGTAGCATACCTTTCATGCACGTTGTAGATAGTCAGATGTTAGCCTTTAATCAGGGTATTACGAGGAGAGGTAGCTATGCAGCGTATATGGACATTGATCACCCAGAGATTGAAGAGTTTATTGCTATGCGAAAGACCACTGGTGGAGATCTTAATCGTAAATGTCTTAAT